GCTGATGCGGCCTTTGATGCTCTCATTTCGCCAGGAGACTGGGTTCCACCAGCTGAATACTGTTCTTTAAACATACGTGATGGAATCTTTTCTTTCTCAATTTTCTTAGCATATTTCAAGTCTTCTTTATCTACAGGACCTTTAAACCCATATGACTTGTCGTAGATGTGTTCCCAGCCATTGCCATCATTCTTAATATATGAAATTGCCGTATCTGGGTAGCGTACAATTCCGTACTTTGCATTATCTACAAATTCTTCATTCACTCCAAGACCTAAAATTTCTCTTGCTGTTTCCATTTCTGTGTTTCTAACAGCCTTGACAAGTTCTATATACTGTTTAAAATCTAAAGTCTTCAATCTGTCACGAACTACTTCTTCTTTCTCTCCAACCAAATCGGCAATATCTGCAATTTTGTCATCGATGCTTTCAGTTCTCATTGATTTTTGTATTTCTTCTTTTAAATTCATAATAGTACCTCTTACCTTTTATTCAACGTTTTTAAACGTCTACTTGCAGGATTCATTCTTCTTGTCATAGCCGCTTTTCGTTTCAACCTTGATCCTAGTTTTGCTTTTGTCCTAGCAAGAGTAAATCTCTTTTTAATATCAACTGGCTTAAAACAAGCCGTCGGAGTTGATACAGTTTTACCTTTTAATCTACCAGATGAACATCTGTACTTACGTACAATTTGTCTGCCTTTTCTAGCATAAACTAGTTTGGCTTCTTCTACTGGTTGGAGAACTTCAAATACTTGCATTATATACCTACCGCACTGCCAAATACAGATGTTAATAACGCTAACAACATTGTAGCAAATAATGTAGAACTTGCCCAGATAATAATCTTTTTAAGTTCAGAAATACCTTCTTTAGTTTCAGAGGCATTTTTCTCAATAAGACCTTCTAATCTAACAATACTTGTGTCAAGGTTTTTGAATCTTTCATGGGCAACAGCTACATGAGTTTCTAAACTTTCTGCTTCTAACTGCGCCAACTTGCTATCAATTCCTGCCATAATAAAACTCCAAATCTAGGGAAAGTGTTATCCCGTTGATTGTATTTATCATTTTAATTCAGAAATTTTTTATGCGAATTTAATGTATTTTTGCTTTTCTGGTTTAGGTTCATTTTTCCACATATTTCCAACATCAGTATATGACATATTCATTTCTTTTGTATGAGGATTATATGTTTTTCTAGTACTAGTAGAACCAACTCCTAGTCCAACAGCAACATAGAGGTCTTTCATATCGTCTATGTTTAATTTTTCTTTAATCTTATCCAAATGCTCGTATTCCCAATCCATACAATTACAAAATCCACTGTCCAATCCTTTAGTTTTCGCTGAAAGCATAATATTAGTAGATGCAATTCCTATTTCCATTGCAGTTATCATATGTCTATTGTACACTTGTGTCTGTAAATCAATAGTATGAGAAGGATCACCTTCTCTATTCCAAGGTGCATCTTTTCTTCTAGTAAATACTAAAAGGTACGGTGCTAATACTTGTGTGTTATATTGTGCATTTGGTGTTCTTGGGTCACGTTGACAAAAATTATTGAAATGATTTCTAAATTCTGTATCTGACCAATCAAATATATTGATTTCGTATCTTACTACATTTTGTTTTGAAGCTGAACGCCTATGAACTTCGTCCATTATTTCTTCGACAACGCTTTTATCAACAACCTGATCCATATCCCAAGTTGTTGTTTGTACTCTGTCGTCAATTAATGATGCCCATTCCATTATAGAATGTCTGACATTACATATTCTATATTAACGCCTTCTTGCAAAGAAACACCGTCAATGGTAATGCCCTCAGTAAGTTCTTTTAATATAGAAGTGGTATCGCCATTTCTTTCAAATACTTTACCATGCTCTACTGCAAACTTAAATAGCATACCAGCGCCCGTTAACGATGGAGCTAGTCCATCTAGTGACACTGATAAAGGGTTATTCATAATGATAGGTTGTGCAACTAATGAAACTAAGTTAACTATGTCATCAAAATTTTGCTGTGACTGGTCCGAAACATCACCGGTTGATGTAATGTCTAATCCTTTTACATACAATGTGTAAAAGTTGATATTGCCTGATAAGTTTTCACCAGCACTTGCGGCTCCATGTATTCTTGCCATATTTTTTCTCCAAATATAAATTTATATTCTTGTTATATGTATTTATCATTTTATAAGGTAAATCAAAGGCAAAAAAAAGACCCTCTTAAAGAGGGCCTTTTAATTACACGTAAAGTGTGGGTTGGACTTAAAGTCCAGGGGGGTAATAACTTAGTAATCGAAGTCGGCTACTGAGAAATCAGCACCTAGAGCCGCGTCTAAACCAGCGGCATCCCATGCGCCGTTGTTTTCTACTGCGATTCTTACATCGTTACCATCGATAGCACCAACTAGTACTACTGTAGCACGTGTTCCTGTGCCTTCGATAATTGCTTTCATGTCGCCTGCCGCCATACCAGTCTTAGTCACTGTGAAGTGATTTAAGTTACCAGTAAGGAATTGACCTGCTGAATATGTTTCATGTACTTTTGCCATTTTAGTTCTCCTAAATAACTATTTCCTCGGGCATTATAAAATTGTAGTGCCCTATGCTTTTATTTATCTTTTTTTGCAAAAAAGTGGGTTTTATTTACCTCTGGATCCGTATTTCCCACCAATATTTCTTCCAGTTTGATAAGATGTCTTGCCCATTGCTTTTCCTAGCTTGCCTGCACCGTATATTACGCCTACAGCCGCCGCGGCCTTAGTAATTGGACTGTCCCAAATCTTCTTTTTGGTGTCTTTTTCGTCATTTACAACATAATTTCCACGCTTCTGGAACTTCTGTAATGCTGGAAATAACTCACTACGCATTGCTTTTCTACGTAGATATTGCATCATTCTGGTTGTTACTAATGCTTTCTGATTTTGATTTAGATTATCCCAATCACCTACAAGTCTTCTCATAGATTTAAGCATTCCATCTTGTATATTCAAATCACGCTGAAATCTTAACAGCATTCTTTGTTCAAATCCAGGTTCTGATTTACTTGCTGATATATGACCTAGATATCTTATAACTTCTTGTCTTTTTAAATTAATACGCTTTAGTGCTATTTCATCACGTTCATCATCTGCACTAACTTCTTTACCTATTATACGATTAAGCATGATATACAAGTCAGTACCGCTTGTTCTAAAGTAATCGAAATTACGGTATGCGATTGTTCTCCCAGCATATTCTGATGCCAATGGTGCAAACTCATAGTCTTTATTAAACATATTTAAAATCATCATATATGCAAATGTTAACTCTGCCGCATCATCTACATTTGTTTTATTCTGATTTTGTTTTGTTCTAAACAGTCTACTTTCTGTGAACGTATTAACTAATTGTAATTTGCCTTTATATTGTTCCATCATTTTGTATTCCTCGATTGCAATACTTGACTGCATTTATCACTAGCATAAGTTGTAAACCATCTTGGAGCAAACGCATGTATCATACACGCATATGCGGCCTTTTCTAGTTGCCACGAAACCCACATTGCATGTTTAAAATGTTCCCAGCGTGTTTCGCCTACTTCTTCTAAGTGTAATTTACATTTCTTACTTAACATCTAACTAATCCCTTGGTGCGAAATTTGCCGCACTAAACTCTAATCTATCTACAATCTTCATTGCTCTACCAACATGGTCAACAATAACAAATCCTTCTGGATCTGTGACTTTAAATGAACCGTCTGGTTGTTCAATGAAACTGTCTATTGCTTTAATGTTCTTCATCTTTTGCTGAAACATCATTTTTACTGCTTCAACTTTAAGATATGCACGATACATTTCTGCAATTTGTGTCTCGTATGTATTTATGATATTAGCTAACGCATCTTTTGTTTGTAATCTAGCCTGTCCTGCTTTGCCTTCAGGTCCTGTAGCTAAACCGCTAATTTCTTTATCTAATTTATTATTTAAACCCTGTAAAAACTCTTTAACAAATTTAGTTACATCTGATTCTAATGCTTGTCCAGAACGTATTGGTAAGTTTGCGTGTGCCTTAATAGCTTGTACTAAGTCAATAGACCCTATCTTTTGATTAATTGCTTTGAAAGTATCTGCATCAATTTTCATTGAAGATAATTCTTTAATTGCTTGTTTAATCTTTGCAACATTTTCTTGCTTTAGTTGTACCTGTCCTGATACATCTTTAATACGTGCATCAGTAAACCAAACTTTAGATGAAGACTTAAGTTTACTTGAATCATAACCAAATGATGCTTTCATGTCTGCTAGACTATCGCCTGCATAACTTGTATGAAACACAATTCCTATTTCAGCCGACTGCATTTCTTTTGCTGTTTTGCTATCTGCTGGTACAACGTATGTGATTGTATTTGGTTTAAATGCAATATGAGATTTGCCATCTATATTAACAGTTTTCAAATCACCTTTAGTAAACAATAAGTCACCTTGTATAACACCCTCAATACCTAAGTCTTTTAGGTACTCTAATGATGCCGATAGCTTATTTCTCAAACCTGCTTTACTTACTTCTTCACCGTTCTTAGTAGTATCTTGGTGATTGTTTTCAATGTCAGCTTGTGATTTATTTAATTTTGGTGTTTTTGCAAATACGCCTTTTGTGCCTACAAAGAATTGTCCATCTGATGGATCTGTTCCGCAAAATACTGCCGGAGAACCATCCCATTTCGTAGTGATAGCGTCTCCGCCACCTTGTCCATCAAGTGTACTTAATAATTTAGTGAAAGTGTCTACGACTCTTTTTAATCCAGACGTACCATGCATAAACACAAGTTCTTCTGCGTGGTCTAAGTGCGTATTCTTATCTTCCTGTAATTCAGAATCTAGCAGACCTTTCATTTTATTATGAAAGCCTACTTGCTTAAGACGAGGTTTGCGTGGTCCTCTAAACCTACGTTCTCTGCCTTTGCTTAATGTAATCTCTCTTATTTTCATTTCTTATCCCCATACGGGCTTTCGCCTGTTAGATGTGGTCTAGCAAACCATAATTTAAACCATTCATCTGTTCCTGGCTTAACATCATGCTTTTTCATATATTGAGATTTTTCAGTACCCGAATAAGATATGTTTTCTTGGGTGGCTTGCTGTTGGTATGGTTTGTATATACCTGCAAGTTTTCTTAATTGATTTAACTGTTCTTCAAAATCCATCTATGTTTTAGCCTTGACACTTTTTATTCCACGTTTAAACTTCCTAGGGTCTTGTGACCTAATACTATTAACTAGACGCTTGGTCAAGTCATTTGCAGTATCCTCATCAAACTCTCTGCTAATAAATTCAATAAGATTTATAGCACCAGATATGATATGTTCGCCTTTTTGCTCAACCAAACGTTCTTTTTCTTTATCAAAAGCTAAAGAATTTAATTCATCAAATAGGCTTCTACGAGGTTTATCCATGATATTTCTCCGTTCTAACTGTATTTATCAGTTTTCATCAAAAGGAGAACGTGTCTTGGTCTTTACCATTGCTCTCAGATTCATTGCAACATCCGTTTTTTCTTCTGTTTGCGTTTCTTGTGTATTTACTGTAGTTTTCTTACGTAAATTTTCCATCAAGTCTGTAGCACTTGATGATGTTTGTCCATCATCTTCTGATGTATCATCTGAAATTCTTAAGCTATCTCTATCAAAAACTAGATTAACTTTACTTCCTACACCACTAGATGAACGAGTTTTTAATAACTGCAACTGATATTGTCCACGCTCACGCATTGTGTGACTTGTAAAAATACCAATAACGTTATCCGCTGTTTGAATTTTAGATATACCACCTGCAATATGAGAATGGTCAAATTCGATTTCTTCTACCGCACTTCTATTTAACTGTGATGCAGTAACCATAACTGTTTGAGTTTCCATAGCAAAGTTACGAATTTCTTCTGTAACATATTTGTCTTTGATAAACAAATCACTTGCTGATACTTTCTTTGTTGCAGGCATTAACAAATCTAAGTAGTCAATACACATACAATCTATAGATTTGCCTGTCTGTATTTGCAGTTCTTTGATGTATGACCTTACATCATTAATTGTAGAACCAGAAGGCATATACTTAACTCTTAACATGCCTGACTTCTTACTTTTAGTTCTAACTTGAAGTTCTACATCATCTAATTCTTTAAAGATACGTTTTGTACTTCTATCTGTTTGCATCGCATACATACGCATACTTGACAATGCTTCCGAAAGTTCCAGTGTTATGTAAACACAGTTCAATCCTGCTTCTGCCCAATTCAAACTCATGTTCTGCATGAACAAAGATTTACCTGCACCTGAACCACCTGCAAAAATAGTTATCTCGCCTCGGTTGATGCCACCATATAATTTGTCATCAAGCACCTTCCAACCAGTAGTCATTTGCCCATTGTTATCTTTGAGACCTTCAAGTACGCTTCTAGGATCTGCATAATAATCTGTACCCAATGAACGGGCAAGACCAGTCTGTACTGCTTCTTTAATTCTAAGTTCTACTTCACCATATTGACCTTGTTCAAGTAAATCTGCACTATCAATAATTGCACGTTCAATCGCTTTATGTCTACTAAATGTTTCAAACTCATCAATAAACCAATCTGTGTGTTGTTCAATATTATCTATTAATTCAATTTCTTGCCCTGTCTGTGCTTTAATTATAGCAGGAGTTGGTACAGTCGAGTATTCTTCGCTATGCTCAACTAAAGTTTCAACAACTTTTCTTAGATTTCTATCAAAAAATTTAGGTTCAACAATAGCACGTACCCGTGAATAAAGTTCAGGATCGCTTATCATAAATTGAACAAATAGTTTTTGTAAATCTACGCTATAATCTTTTACATCAGCCATATGTATATTCTACTCTCTCTCAGTATTAATGTCAACTGTTTTCTGCTCTTTCATGTAACAATCGTACACCCTATCAAAATTCTTATCTTCCCATTCATAATTATCTGTAAGAAATTTTCTTAACTTTTCTTTATCATATATGTATTCTAATTCAAGAACCTTATCTTCCTTACGTTTTTCTTTAGATATAATATGAGACTCATTCACATGTTTACTTAAATTAAATGGTACATCTGACTTATTTTTACGTAATTTATTACTATTAAGAATATCCAAACTCTTTTGTGTATTAATACAAATAAACAAAGTTTCATTAATTTTATAATACTTAGATAGTGCCTGATATTCCTTTAGTCCACCAAACTTATCAATTATATAAAATCCATCATGGAATGTCGTAATAGATGATTGTAAAGACCATCTGTCAGATGGAACCATATTTAATTTATACGAATGTACATCAATCATATTGATATATTGTTTTATACTACCCGGCTTATGTATCTCATTGCAAAATGTTCTGGAAAAATCAGCAATATGATTGCACATCTTAATTGGTCTGATTGCTCCTACATCATCAATATGACAAAAGTCCTCAAACCATATATCCTTCGTATTGACATAAATTGAAAATTTGTTATCATCTGTAATTCTTACCAAATCAACATTAGGATCTCCTACTGTTAGTAGAAGCCTAATAAAGTCACCACATGCACCACCGTGATATGTTATTGCACGATGGGTGCATCCGTTTGGCACTAATGGTATCACGAATTCAGTCTCGATTTAAATAAACTACTTACACTTTCTTCATTACTAACTCTACGAATTGCTTCACCAAATAATTTTGAAACACTGGCTTGTCGTGTCTTCTTGCAAGTTTTAGGGCAACGATTAGAAATGCTATCAGTTACTACTAATTCTTCTAACACACTAGCTTCTACTTTCTCACATGCTTCTCCTGTAAGAACTCCGTGTGTAATATATGCTCGTACACTTAGGGCGCCAGCATCCATAATTGCCTGTGCGGCATTGCACAATGTTCCGCCACTGTCAACAATATCATCTACTAAAATAGCATGTTGTCCGTTAACTTCACCAATAATATTCATTACTTCGCTTACACCTGCTTTAGGTCTACGCTTGTCAACAATCGCAATGTCTCCGTGAAACATATCAGCAAATTTTCTAGCACGTACAGTACCACCAGCATCGGGTGAAACAAATACACATCCTTCAGTAGTGTCAACATTTCGTTCAATATCTTTTGCAAATGCAATACGACTTGTTAAATCATCTACGGGAATATCAAAGAAGCCTTGAATTTGGCCTGCGTGTAAATCCATTGTAAGTATTCTATCTGCACCTGCTTCTGTCAACAAGTTTGCAACAAGTTTAGCTGTAATAGGAGTGCGACTAGCACTCTTTCTATCTTGTCTAGCATAACCAAAATAAGGGATTACTGCGGTGATACGCCTAGCACTACTACGCTTAGCCGCATCAATCATAATCATAAGTTCCATTAAATTATCATTAACTGGTGTGCTTGTGCTTTGTACAATAAACACATCTTCGCCTCGAATATTTTCATGAAATTCTACAGAACACTCACCATCAGCAAATGTTTTAATTTCGGCTGGAACAATATCAGTAAAACAATGTTCAGCTATCTTCTCTGCTAGTTCAATATTACTATTGCCTGCAATAATTTTCATGTGTACCACCTTTACAAATTGTTATTATTATAATAGTAGAATAGCACTTTTCTAATAAAAAGTCAACAGAAATATGCTAGTAAGTAGCAATCACTTCATCCGCAATACCATGCTTAACTGCCTCCTCCGGAGTTAACCAGTGGTCTGTTTTGGGTGCTAACATATGTTTACGAATGTACGTTTTAGTTTTTCCTGTACACTTAAGGTAATGTTCCATTAGTTTCTCATTAGTCCAGTCCATGTGTTTACGACTTTCAACCATATCATGGTATTGTCCTTTTGTGCCACCTGAAAATTCATGTGACATGACTGCGGTATTTTGTGTAAGATAACGATGTCCTTTAACACCACTCATCATTAGCATAACACCACAACTTGCAATAGAACCCATTCCATATGTATATACTGGAATACGTGATTGTTTAATTGTATCGATTAGATGCATACAACTATCTACATAACCACCTGGTGAATTGATATACAAGTGAATAACTTCTGGTGCTTTATCTTTTGGCATCAAGTTATATTCAACAATCATTTTCACAAGAGGCATACAGTTGTCTTGGTTAAATTCTTTATCCATAAATAGTACACCATTTTCTCTTAAGAATTCTCCCGGCTGTTTAGGTGGGACAGGAGGTGTCGGCATCGGAGGGGGTGGGGGTGGTGCCGGTTGTTCTTTAGGTTCTGGTATTACTGTACTCTTTAATTTTTTCATAGTTTAGTTTATCCTATTCTCATTTTCACACTTATCTTAGTGTTGTTACTTATACGTGCATCTATAATACTTTGTAGGGCATATAGTTTTCCATAACGTTGAATTGCATCTGCGGCATCTTTTATATCATCTTCCCACATAGGGAAAGATACACTCCAACCATTTTCTTGTGCTTGTTTGATTAATTTCTCTCCTGCTTTATCTCTATCAGGACAAACAATCACTTCTCCTTTAAACTGATTAATATAATCAATTTGGTCTTGTGAAGCCTCATTACTTGTAATCGCAATACAATCTAATGCAAGTGCATCAATTATACCTTCACATACGATTAAGTATTTATTATTAGATTTTACCTTGTCTACATTATGCAAAAACTTTTTAGGTGCTTTTGTCATGTATTTAGACGTTGACTTTCCTGTTATGTCACGACCAGTATATCCAACTATTCTATCTCCTTGATAAAAGGGAAATATAACTCTATTCTTAAATAATTTATCAGGAGACCAATAACAATTATCTATATCATCGTATACTCCTCTATCAATTAAATATTTAACTGCATAGATGGCACCTTCGGGAGGATTATCTTTTGCTAATAAAACTTCTAAATCTTCTGAGCCTTCTGGCAGAATGCAGTCAGGGAAACTTGGCACCCGTGTAACTTGTGTCTTTGAAGTGAATAGGTATGGACCTTCAGACAATTCTTTCTGACGGATTGCTTCTAACTGTAAACGCTTAATCTCGCTTTCAGAAACATTCATATTACGCATGAGTTTTAGAAATTTCTTATTCAGTATTCTACCGTGACGATGGCTTGCAGTGAATCCACAGTTAAAACAGTGGTATGATATGGAATCACCGTCGCTACGAATACCCCCACGCATTCTGTTATCCAATCGAGATTCGCCTTCCTCGATACAACATGGGCAGTTGAAACTAGTCCAGCCGCCACTAGATTGTCTGTTCTTTCCAGGGATATGTGTGAATATTACTTGTTGAAGGTCCATACTAGTATAATAACAAACTAGGACCAGAAAGTCAAGTGATTATTAGTTTCTTAATAGAACTTTTTTTATGGATCCGTTAGTCGCAGTGTAACGAATTCTTATCCAATTTACGTTTGCTTCAAGTACATATGCTTGTACGCCAGTCTCATTATTAACCGTGATATCTGGATTTGAAAATAGCTTTGGATTGATATTAAACCAATCTGTTTGTGCCGAACTAGGTTGTTCACTTAAATCGCCTTGTAAATTAACAGTTCCAGAAAAATTGTCAAAATATAAGGCTATAGTATGAATTGATTTTGATTTTGATGTTTTGGATGAGCCATCAAAAGCAGTTGAAATAAAGTAAGAGCCATCATTAAAAAATATTTCAGATTCCTGTGAGTCAACAAATTCTGGATATACATCATCCACTACTTCAATAACGCCTTTAGCATTATCGTAAGTATCGGTATATATAATTTGTTCTACGCCATTCTCTACTGTGTACATAGCAAATTGATAATAGCCCTGAGGTAGCATAATCGTATCCGCTGTATGTATAACTAAGGATGCCATACCTTTGGTAGCATTGGTAACTGTAAGGTATTTGAATAGTACGTTCTCTCTCGATTCTCTATCGTACATTTTCCATATTATAGTTTTATTAGTTAAGTCGATAGATTTTCTATCGGTATCTTTTATCGTAAATCTAAGAGTATTATCAATACCCTTATGTAGTTTGTGTTGTCCATCATACATTGGCATATTCCTCAGGTAAGTTGTCATATTACCTGTGTTGTTACCATCTGCACAAGTAATTTCTATATCTCTATCGTATTGAAACAGGTTAAAGTTCATCATGTATGTATTTATCACCCAGAAGTCATTTTCCTAACTTTGCTAAATATATGTGATGGACAATGAAAAACAACAATGGATGCAAGAAAATTATCCTTTTTTCTCATATGTACGATATGGAAATAAAAAAGAATATAAAGAGTATCTTGGAATAATTATAAATTCAGACCAGGTCATAACTTCGATGTACAATTTCGAGGCGATACCAACACCTGAATTAAGAAAGAAGTTCGTAGAATTAGGAGAACAATGGTGGTGGGAGTCAAATAGACTTATGCCGATTAATTTATTTTTAGGCACTCAAATTGCAACTTACAAGAATTGGATTTTAAATTGTAATTCAAAAGACGTTACTGTTTTGTGGGGACCAGAAACTAGCTTGTCAAATATTATACAGAAACGTATTAAGAGGCGTTCTGTTCAACTTGTTCGCAAAATAGATTAAGCTGAACCACAATACTTACTGCATATGCAATCGCATGTGCTTTTTTAAAATAGTAAGTACCATCTTCTGGCTTTTGCCAAACTAATTCAGAAATCTTGGACTTACTTTCGTTGAGCAAGTGCCTCTTAGCGGGTCTAATTACAGCTAGAACTTCTGCTAGTTCCATTATAGTTTGAGGCTTCATCACTTTTAAAACATCTATATGATTATGAACGTGTGCTAAGTTCTTAACAACATCCGCATGTTGTAACAAATCCCACAAAGGCTCCTTATCAATAAGACTGTCAAGGTGTGCTTCATCACGTATACCATCATACAAACTATTGTTAAGAAAATCTAACTTAAAATATCCACGTTTTTCAGCTTCTTTATATTCTAAACTAGATAACCCAGAAATAGGATCATATGGAATAGGTTGTAGATATACACCACTATTATGCTTTGTCCAGTTATCACCTTTTTTGATACTAGCCGTTATGTGTCGAAAATGTGTAAGGACTGTGTCACGGTCAATTACATCAATATCTATATCTGTTTCTACCTTATTCATATTTTTAGTATACACTATTTCCATACCATTGTAAAGTATGCCGCATCAGTATCATTTTTAAAATACAATTTTCCTTGATAAGCAACATAAAAATCCTTGCAATGCGTATTGCACCAATCTACTAATTGTGTCACGTGTCCAGCACCTTCAACTAATAATTTATCATAATTTATATCATCATGAGACATAGCAGTCCATTCTAAAAACTCTTTGTTTTCAAAATCACTATGGAACCTTCTTAAGTTCTTTACTTTATTCTGCAATTTTCTAAGTCTTTCAAGTCGTTTCTTGACATTAGAATGTCGCATAAGTTCGCCATATTCTGCCATAGGCATTTCTCCTAGATATATATCTGATTATATACGATTATATACGATTTGTCAATAGATAAATACGTATATAATATTATGAAAGTTTACAATGAAAATTAAGTTATTAGATTTAGATATCGATTTAAATAATGAAATAGACCTTCACTTCTTGCATGAAAAGATATTGTATATAAAATATCTAAATTTACGCAATATAGAAAGTAGTGATATTTATACCAAAATATATAGAAAAGAGGTAGAAGAACTATGGCTTGAAAAGGCGCTAACAGGAAGTTGGCATTCAAACTCTAAAAAAGTATATAGATATGATGATGATAAGTACGAAAATGTGAGTGAAGACTTTACAATGTGCTGGAAGAAAACAGACAAAGACTTCGATAAACTTATTATCAATCTAACAAGCTATGCCGGACATGATGGCAGACTTACAAGTTCATTAACAAATGTGAGTGATAAAATATATAACCTCGATACAGATTTATTAATTGTAAATGAGGATCCATTACGGTTTCCTGAATCTTTATACCCTAGTGCAATGGTGTTAGGATGTAGTGATAAAAATAATACACAAGAAAAAATGTGTAATCAAATAAGAGAGTATATCAAAAAGAAATACAGACATGTTATAATATATGCAGATTCAAAACATGCCGGTAGTGCCGTAAGTATAGCATATGAATTAAGTGATATTGTAACAAATGTACTAACTACAGGCGGACAAACAACATATTCATGGGAGCATTCTCCTTGGATTAAATCATATATGAAATGGCATAATAGACCAGAACATCTTAAGGACCAAAACTTAATAATGTTAGATGTTGCAATGATGCATTTAGTAAAATGTTGGGGGTTTAAAAAGTTAGATATTAATAATAAGACACTAGACCCATATAGATATCTAGGCGGATATCCTAATATAAAAGTAGATTACCTATATGGAAAATATGATACCGATTATAGTGGGTTTACAGATTATGTAAAACAGTTTGATTTTGAAAATTTGTGTGTTACAGAAATCGATTATAAGATATCAGACCATCAAAATCATAACATAAGACCGTATGTAGATAGAAAAATACTTAAAGATTTTATATATAATCTTCCAGACTCTTTATAAAATCTGGTCTGCTAATACGTGTCTTCTTTAGTAAACGTTGAGTATACCAATTCAATAAATCCATTTTATGCAGATTATATAAATCTTGGTAATGTATAAATCTTTCTCTATCAACATCACCGTATATAGATATATCTTTAGGTGATAAATTATCAATATCATTTACTACGAAAAGTTTATCTTTTGGGATACATATTAACGCACCCTTTTGCTTGTCTACTTGCGCCTTGAAGACGCCATAAAACGCCCTGAGAGCATCATCGTCTTCTTCGTGCATCCTACTAGTATAATATTCATTACATGCAACTTTAAACATAGAATTAAAATCTAAAGAAATAGACAGAAACTTGGTATGTGTACTATTAAATTTATTCGTTATTGTTCTATAGATTTCAGGGTTATCATAAGGTGAATCTAGTATCAATCTAGGATGTGTATTAAACAATACCTTAGTTGGTGAAAGTGAATCAAAATGAGGTTGAAAATCTAACCATATTTTATGCGATAGCATATAGTCTGTATAGTTTTCAACATGTTCATATCCGTTTCCTCTTAGGCCTAACGCATATCTATTTCTTCTTACTATTGCTTTATCTGTTTCCCAATATCTATCATGTTCATCCATAGTGGCATAGTTATCATAATAACCTTTAACAGAGTAAGAAATTATACCAGATAAGTAATCACCATAAGTTCCAGCGAAATATTCTAATAAGTGTGTTTGTTGATTTAATTTTTTTGGTATATGGTGTTTCATGTTTCCCAAGGAAATGTTATCCAATTGTCATCTTCTGAGTATAGTTCTTCATAATAATAATCAGTATCTACAATAGAATTTGGATCCATAATAAGTGATGCAAACTTAACATTATCGTGCCAAATGTTT